GACCTCGCCCGCGCCAACGCCGCCGGGTTCGGCACCGAGCTCGACCTCGTCGGCTCCCGCAAGGTCAACCCCACCGTCAAGAGTGAGCAGATAGACCGCGCCAACGACGCCCTCTACAAGTTCATCGGCTACCAGATCGACGCCGGCCGGCCCGTCGCGCCCTACATCAGCACCACCAGCATCGAGCGCGCCATCGAGGCCGCGCGGACCCTGACCGCCGAGATTCACGCGATCCCCACCGCCGGCCTCGACGCCGGCGTCAACTACGTCAGCGGCGGCCAGCCCCCGCCCCGCTCGCCCCGCAAGCGCGGCGGAGGAGGAGGCGACCGGGACGCCCTGCCCAACGCGTCGCCGCGCCGCAGCCCCACCGCCACCCTCGAGCCGCGCCGCACCGCCGGCGCCGGCGGAGGCAGCAGCAGCACCGTCAACATCGCGCCCGGTGGCGTCGTGGTCAACAACCCCACCAGCGACGTCGACGTCAAGCGCGCCATCGCCGACTACGTCCGTGAGCGAGAGGAGCGCAGCTAGTGACGACCGTCGGCATCATCCGCGCCCGCACCCAGGCCGGCCCCGTCATCCGCCCAGGAGGCCACCCCAAGGCCCTCCTCGAGGCCGAGCGCGGCACCAAGCTCATCATCCCCTACGCCCCCCGTGGCACCGAGCTCGGCGGCCTCGCCGACACGTGGGAGCGGGTCGACCGTCCCGGCCGCCGACCGCTCACCCTGCGCACCGGCCGCCGGCTCCCCACCCTCAACCTCACCCTGACCCTCGCCCGGCCCGACGTGCAGAGCAGCATCGAGGACCTCCTCGCCGCCCTCGCCAAGCTCGGCGAGGCCGAGGAGCGGGTCACCCTGTCGAACATGTCGCCGCTCGAGCGCGGGCCCTGGCGCATCGCCGACCTGAGCATCAGCTCGAGCGCCCGGCAGTACGGCACCAACGCGATCACCCGCGCGACCGCCACCCTCAGCCTCGTCGCCGCCTCCGACGCCCTCAGCAGGCGCGGCCCCCTGTCGGGAGGTAAGGACTCCGGCGGAGGCTCCGACGTACGCCGCTACACCGTGAAGAAGGGCGACACCCTCCGCAAGCTCGCCGACCGGTTCTACGGCTCGCCGGGCAAGTGGCCGATCATCGCCAAGGCCAACGGCATCAAGAAGCCCGGCGCCCCGCTCAAGCCCGGCCGCGTCCTGCGCGTCCCCAAGAGGTAGCCCCCCGTGACCGACTACACCCTCGACGGCCGCCTCGGCAGGCTCATCGCTCGAGGAGGCAAGCTGTCCGCCAACGTCGCCGAGCGTGTCGTCTCCGGCGGCGTCGAGCTCACCGCCTCCGAGGTTTCACAGCTCACCCTCAGCCTCGTCGACGACGCCGACCTCAACGTCCTCGACTCGCGCCTGTTCTACGCCGGCACCCCCGACAAGGCCGGCAGCCGCCTCGACTTCGCCGGCCTCAACTTCGAGGTCCGCGCCGTCGACATAGCGCCCAGGGGCGACGACCACGTCCTCACCGTCACCGCCCGCCCCCTCGGCGTCGGCCGCCTCAAGCGCGCACGCGGCGCCAAGGTCCGTAAGAACCTGTCCCCGACGGCATGGGTGCGCGCCGAGGCCAAGGCCGCCGGCCTCGGGTTCGTGGGCCAGACCTCCGCGAAACGCAAGAGCATCGCCCGCAAGGGCGCCGTCGACGGCAACGATGCAGAGTCCTCGTGGGACGTCATCACCCGCCTCGCCGAGGAGGTCGGGTTCATCGTGTTCGAGGCCGCCGGCGGCCTCTACTTCGGCAAGCCCACATGGCTCGTCGACCAGCTCGCCGACTTCCGGCTCGCATGGAAGGGCGAGCAGACCAGCGGCACCGTCGACGCCCTCCCCGTCTGCCGGCGCACCGGCGACGACCCCAAGCGCCTCGCCACCGTCGACGCGTTCCTCCGAGGCGAGGCCGCCGAGGAGCTCACCACCGGGCAGGCCCTCAACCTCACCGGCGTCCCCACGTTCGAGGACCGCTACCTCATCGACCGCGTCTACATTCCGTTCCGCGAGGGCACCGCCGTCGAGGTCACCGCCGTCACCCCCATCGACCCCGAGAAGGTCAAGCGCGCCAACGCCAAGAGCCTCACCAGCAGCAGCGGAGCGACAGGCGCCAAGAGCGCCGCCGCGTTCGTCGCCATCGCCCTCGAGCAGGCCGGTGATAACTACCTGTATGGCGCCGAGGCCGCGATCGCCGACCCCGACCCCAACGCGTTCGATTGCAGCGAGCTCGTCGAGTGGGCCGCCGGCCGTGTCGGCGTCAGCTTCGGCGGCACCAGCTCGAGCATGATTGCCGCCGCCACCCCCATCGCCGTCGACAAGGGCATCGCCACACGCGGCGCCCTCCTGTGGCACCCAGGGCACATCGCCATCAGTCTCGGCAACGGCAAGACCATCGAGGCCGCCAACAGCCGTGTCGGCGTGGTGTCCTCCTCCGCCGCCGGCCGGTTCCAGCGCGCCGGCCTCATCCCCGGCATGAGGTACTGACCATGGCCCGCACCGGCGCCCGCCTCGGCCGCGTCTCCCGCATCACCCTCGCCGGCGACGTCTACGTCGAGCTCGCCGACGTCGCCCCAGGGTTCGAGTTCGGGCCCTGCCTCGACACCGTCGGCGACCTCGTCGTCGGCGACCGGATCATCGCCCAGGCCCTCGCCCGCGACGAGGACGAGCTCGTCATCACCGGCATCCTCGGCGGCCGCCCCGCCGGCGGCGGAGGCATCACCCCCGAGGAGCTCGCCGTCGAGCTCGTCCCGTACGCCCTCGACACCGACCTGACCGCCATGAGCGACGCCATCGCCGACGTCCTCGACCTGAAGGTCGACCTCACCGACCCGCGCCTCACCGACGCCCGCACCCCGACCGCGCACACCCACGACGACCGCTACTACACCGAGGCCGAGATCGACGCCCTCATCGCCTCGACCGACCTCAAGCGCGCCACCGTCTGCAACAACGGCAACATGGCGACCATCACCGGCACCCCCACCATCGACGGCGTCGCCACCGCCCCCGGCGACCGGGTCCTCCTCACCGGGCAGACCAACACGCAGAACAATGGCCTGTGGCTGATCCCTCCCGATGGTGGCGCGTGGGTCCGACCCGCCGACTACGACTCCGGCGCCGACGCCCTGGCCGCGCATGTCGTGGTCCAGCGCGGCACCATCAGGGGCGGCCGGATATGGCGCAACAGCGTCGCGTCCCCGAGCGTGTGGCCGGTCGCGCACACATGGACCGACACCGCCGACGTCGGCGCCATCCTCACCGGCACGTTCGCCCTCGCCCGCCTCCCTGTCGCCGCGTCCGGCGTGAACTCGGCCACGCAGCTCGTCCGCGCCGACGACGCCCGCCTCGCCCCCGCCGGGCAGGCCTACACGCCCGCCCTCGTCAACGGCACCCTCGGCACCGGCGGCACCCTCGCCGGCCGGTACGTCCAGCACGGCAAGCACGTCCTGTTTTGGAACAAGGCGACGTTCGGCACCGGCCTCGCCGTCAACACCGCCTGCGGCCTCACCCTCCCCGTCACCCGGCACGCCAGCAACGTCCTACACGGCACCGTGTTCCTCACTAAGACCGGCGTGAACAGCTACGGCGGGTTCATCACCAGCAGCACCACCGCCATCATGGCGTGGGCCATCGGCGCCGGCGGCTCCTACGCCGCCGTAGGCGCAGCCAGCCCGTTCACGTGGGCCGCCGGCGACAGCCTCGAGTTCGTCGGCGCCTACGAGGCCGCCTAGCAGCAGCCTCCGACACCCTCCCGACGTCACGCCGTACGCTCGCCGCATGCGCCTCCTCTCCCACCCGTTCCGGCTCACCCCCGCCGGCGACGTCGCCACCGTCGAGGAGGGCGCCGAGGACGCCGCCGCCGAGGCCCTGGCCGTCCTCGTCCTGACCCGCAAGGGCGAGCGCGACCTTGTCCCCGACTTCGGCATCACCGACCCCGTCGCCCAGGGACTCAACCTCGCCGAGGTCGCCGTCGGCGTCCTCGACTACGGGCCCGCCGGCGTCACCGTCGAGGACGTCACCGTCACCTACCCGACCGACACGCTCGAGCGCGTCGAGCTCACCATCAGCCTCCCGCAGGAGTAGACCGCCATGGCATCCCCCGACGTCGCCGACTACGTCGGCCTCGAGCTCCTCGACCTCGACGCCCAGCAGCTCATCGAGCAGGCCCTCGCAGCGGCCGCCGAGAAGTGGCCCGACTGGACCCCCCGCGAAGGCAACACCGAGGTCGTCCTCCTCGAGCTCCTCGCCGCCATGGCCGAGGAGGACGTCTACGCCCTGAACCGCATCCCCGACGGCGTCACCGAGGCCCTCCTCCGCCTCACCGGCCTGACCCGCGACCTCGGCGCCACCGCCACCGCCACCGTCACATTCACCGCCGGCGACGACGCCGGCTACACCGTGCCCGCCGGCACCGTCGTCCGCGTCGACACCGCCAGCGTCGAGGACCTCGACCTCACCACCGACACCCCGCTCGTCATCGCCGCCGGGCAGACCACCGGCACCGTCGCCGTCACCGCCACCGTCCCCGGCACCGCCGGCAACGGCATCGCGGCCGGCACCGCCGTCGAGGTCCTCGACAGCCTGACCGGCATCGAGTCCGCCGAGCTCGCCACCGGCACCGCCGGCGGCCGCGCCCCCGAGGACGGCGCCGCGTTCCTGGCCCGCGCCACCCCCCGCCTGTCGACGTTCACCACCACCCTCGTCCGCCCCCAGGACGTCGAGGCGTACGTCGCCAGCACCAACCCCGGCATCGTCCGCGTCAAGGTCCTCGACCGCTACAACCCCTCGAGTGGTGGGGTGGGCGAGTCCGACGGCTACGTCGCGGTCGCCGTCGCGGCCGCCGGCGGAGCCGACCTGTCCGGCGCCGCCAAGGACGCCCTCGAGGTCGACCTCGCCGCCCGCATGCACGCCGGCCTCCGCGTCAACGTCATCGACGCCGACCTGACCACCGTGGCCGTCACCATCACCGTCCTCGCGCTCCCCGGCTACGACCCCGCCGACGTCGAGGACAGCGTCGACGCCGTCCTCCGCGACTACCTCAACCCCGACACGTGGGCATGGTCGACCCTCGTGCGCCGCAACGAGCTCATCGCCCGCGCCGACACCGCCGCCGGCGTCGACACCGTCCTCAGCGTCACCGTCCCCGCCGTCGACCTCCCCCTCGGCGGAGCCGCGCCCCTCGCCACCGCCGGCGCCATCAACATCACCGTCCAGGCCCCGGCATGAGGCCCGACGTAGCGCCGCGCACCGACGCCATCTACGAGCGCCTCCCTGAGGCCTACCGCGACGCCGACGCCGACCTCGACTACCCGCTCCTGCGCTACCTCAGCCTCCTCCTCGACCAGCTCGAGCCGCTCGACCAGCTCGTCGACCGCATCGACTACGACGCCGAGGCCGGCGACGCCACCAGCGACCTCGTCGACGGCGACACCGCAAACGCCGGATGGCTCCCATGGTTGGCCCAACTCGTCGGCGTCAACCTCGAGGGCCTCACCCTCGCCGAGCAGCGCGCCACCCTCGCCGAC